TATTTTCCGTGGAGCCTGTTCAGACTGGATTTGTGGTCATGCCCAAGCGATGGGTAGTGGAGCGAACTCATGCCTGGAATGAGAGAGCTCGGCGACTGATCATGCATCATGATCGCCTTTTTGCGGTAAGCGAGGCATGGGTTTGGTTGGCCGAGGCTCGAATACTCGCGCGCCGACTCACTACATGATTTTGTCTACACCCTCTTAGAAACGCCATCAATATCTGTCGAGGCAGATGAAGAATTAGCTTTTACAACAGCTTGCTTTTCTAGGGCACTCTCCAACGATAGGCGCCTGATAAGTGCCAAGCCTTCCTTACCATTTTCACTAAGCGTCCAATATTCGTTAGCATCAGAGACTGGCTTTTTCTTAGCAGATGGCTCAACAAGCCCCATAGCAGAGAAATCCGCCAGCCAATCTTTAATAGCGTTAGTTGGCATAGGGTGACGATCCCTTATGCCGACAAGCTCCATATCCGCTAAAAGAACGGCAACATTCCGACCCATATCCTCAACCGCCATCTCAACCTGCATATCCGGCGCCAACGTCTTAAAAATAACATACAGCGATGCCAGCTTAATCTTCCTGTAGTCTTTTGCTCCTTTTTCCCAAACATACAGCCAACGTTTGTTCGCCCGTAATGTGGTTATAAAATCACGATCAGATTTCACCTTTCGCTCTTCTGCGCTGGCTTGGCTCTTTGCAAGTTCGTCTCTTAATTTGGCGTTTTCTGAACTCAGCCTTATAAGCTCTGCCGTGCTTTTGCCATCACTGTATTCAGATGCCCTAACCCACCCTTCTCTCGGGTGAGTGATGAAGGCTTTCATCAGCGCTACAGCGCATTTGCCGTAGAGGTCGTCAAAATTTTTCCAAAACGAGACTGGACGCTGTTTCACCTTAGTCCGGAAGAGATTGAGCGACTCTACCTGAACCGGATCAGTGTCGGTGAGATGGGACGGCCAAGATGCAGAAGGATCCAAAACAAATCCGAGACAGGGTATTTGCAGTGACCTGGCATAATCATATTCTTTTTCGGTGTAACTTATATTTTGCGCTGTCACAGACCCATATCTATTAGCCGTAATCAAAACATAGTAATCACTTTGATCAATTTGGCGTTGAATAATACTCCATTGCTCCTCGTCGGCCGCACTAAACATTTCCATTCCGACGGGTATGTGCCCCATCTCCAAAATAGCTTTGATGACTAAATCCCTGGGCTCTTTAAGGTCATTGTATGTGGAACTTACAAAAATCTGATATTTACTACTCATCTACGCTTCCTTGTCATCTACATTTCCAAGAGCAGCAAAATGCCATCTCCAACTGTAATCGGCAAGGTGCTACACGAAAAATCAACAGATTTTCCGATGCCGAGTGCGTAAGGATCGCCATGCTAGCTGTGATTGCGCGCATCACTTTCGGTGGGACGAACGCGCCACGACATGCTTCGTAGCTTTAAGATGTGCAAAACCTCTCGATGCAGACGGCCAATCCAATTGCGATAAGTACGATCAGCGCCCTCAGCAATGCCTACCGCCCTCATCTGCTCCCGAACAGTAACCAGCCCGCAATAACGATCACGTGCCAACCGTCCCAGTGGTGCGTGGCCTGACCGCTCAAGCTCTGCCACGGCGGCTCCAATTTCGCTGGCTATATGGTCAATCCCACACCCAGCACCACCAAGCACCCGAGAACCCGGTGTGCCACGCGGAGGTGCGCCGCCCCATTCGATGATGGCCCCCATTTGGCTGCCCAATCCACCGCCTTGGCCGCGCTCTCGCATCTGCTCGCCCCAATGCACCATCAACGCTTCGATTTCCTTGATCACTGCCCTTTCCTCGCGAAATCTGAACCCAACACAAAAACCGCACTACCCAACACAGACCCAACACACCTAAAACCCTTTAAAAACAATGAATTAATAAAGAGTGTGCTAGGTGTGTTGGGTTTGTCGGGTTTATAGGTCCTCGCATGGAGAAAAAATAACTGCGCTTTAACCGGCATAAATAACGTCACGCATGCGCGCACGCGACGCCAAACCCAGCACACCCAACACACACGTCTGCACCCCGCGAAAAATGGGCGTTTGATCTGTGTCGGGTTGCCAAAACCAACCCAAAACATACCCAACACACCCGACACACTTTCAGAGGTACTCATGCTGCGACCGCCTTCACGTGGTCCCAGCTGTCGACGTTCCACCCCGCAAGGCGCGCCTTGGCCCGCCAGGCATCGACGGCAACGCCCAAGTCCGGCGCTCTCATTGATGGGGGAAGGGAAGCCTCAGGATCATCGGGCACAAAGAAAGCGCCGAAGCGCCGATCATTGCGTTCAGTCCAGGGTATTGACCGGGTCTTCTCCACCTCCGAGCTGATGAACAGTGAGAACTTCGTCTGGCTCATCACGTGTTCTTTGTTGCGCTGACACCACTCAAGGAACAAGGCGTAGAGGTCCGTTGAAAGACATACACCCCAAAGCCCGCGACCCAGTTCGCCATACCGCCAAAGGTACAGAAACGTTTGCCACCCGGCCCGACTGAGCGCAACAAGCCGCTCGCGTGACGCAGTGCTAGGCGGGCGGGTGCGTTCATTGAAGTCCCCCAGATCCACACGTAGCAGCCAACCGTAGAGCGCGGCGACACCGCCATTCTCCAGCTCGCGGCCGATGGCTTTCTGTCGGGCGACCGGTAAGGTTTCCATCGGCCACATGACCAACATTCGCCGGTCACTGTCGCTGATCGGCCACGGCAGGATCTCGTTGCTTAGGAACACCGCGTTCATGTGGTTGGCCTCCTCCCAGCCGTTGATGAACTTCGACTCCATACGCACGGTCTTGCCGGTGACCAGGTGCTTGATCTTGCCGACTTGGTTGTAGCGCTGGTCACGGCTGACCACCTCTTCGAACACGGCCCACATCTTCCTGCTTTGCCAAGCGTTGAAGTTGCTCTCCAGCTGGGTCTGACCAACCGTAGCGGCGTACTGCCCGTAAAGCGCGCCGAAGGTGTCGGCGAACAACAGGCTTTTGCCCGAGCCCTCCATGGTGGAGTGCATCAACACCGCCGTGTCCATCTTGGCCCCGAGGTGTTGCAACGGGTATGCAAGCCACCGAGTGAGCCACAGTGCAGCAGCCTCATCATGGTTGCAGAGGAATGAAATCAACCAGCGCAGATTGGCGCACGCCGCGTCGTCATTGACCGGCTCCAAAGGCAGGCCGTCAAAGGTGTTGATGTATATGCTGGGGTCTTTGGTCATGGTCGGGTCGGGTCGGGTCGGGTCGGGTCGGGTCGAAGACAATGTGTTCGACGTCCACCACCCGCCGCTCGCTGCTGTTCAACCAGAGCGCATAGGTGTCGCCCAAGGCCATTTTGACGGCCCCCTCGGCGATACGCCGTTTCTTCTCTCGATCCCAAACGTCTTTGGTGCCGTCGATATAGACGTAACGTTCCGTGGGGCGCATGCCCAGAGCACCGCCCTTCTTGCCCGACATTTTCCGGGCCTGCTCGATGTCCTTCACCTGATCGTCAGCGATCAGCTTCTTGTCCGTGGCATCTAGCCAAAGCTTGGCAATGGGCTTTCCCACGCGCGCTTCAAAAGCCGACTTCTTCATCGCCCGAGACTTATCGAAGTCCCAGACATGCGTGGTGCCTTCTACCAGTGCAAAACGCCGCAGCACCTGCTCGATGGTCAGCTCCTCCCCCGCGCCCCCGTCAGGTGCAGGAGCCGCCTCACTTGGCGCGTCCGGTGCTGCTGCATCTGGCCTGTCGCTACCCTCAGTTGGGGCCGGGGGAAGATCGCTTGCGCTGGGTCGGGTCGACTGCATGCCGAGCATCCGCGCCGCTTCCTTCACCGCCTTGGACTGATCACCGCCATGCTCCAGTAGACAGAACACTTCGAACGCGTCGTTTTGGTGACCGTTGGCCAGAGGATCAGCTGCATGATGTGAATACACCTTGCCTTCCGCCACGGTGATCCCAGGGAGTCCGGTACTACTCTGCGGATAAAGCCATTTCCCCCCGCGCTTGGTATAGCCGTGGCTGCGCAAAATCTCTTCGACGTCGTGGCAGTTGTTGAATTCGTCGATGACAGACGGCCGCTTGACCCCTGCAGGGGCTGGCTTCGGTTTCGGCTTTTGTTTGCCAGCAGGCTTGGCGTCCTTCGGCAGCCATGGGCACGCAGCCTCCGCTCCCCGCTTGAAGACGTCCCAGTTGTTCCAGACATTCAGCAGATCGCTGATCAGAACCGGAAGCCCCGAAGCATCAGGCGGCGTGCGCCAGGTGTATGGCTGGCCGGTGCCTGGATGAATGGAGGGAGGCAGTACGTCCTGCACTAATCCTGCACGCAATTCAAACACTGTGAACCGCTTGTACTGCTCGGCATCTGCTCGATACAAGGCCTCTCTGGCTGTATCGCCTGCCTCCCGAGCAGCGTTTGCCTTCAGCATGATTGACTTGTGCTTTGACCCATCCGGGTCGTTTTCATTGGGCCAAGACAGGGAGTGCCGCGTCAGTTCCAGCCCTTCCGGTACCTGAAACAGAACCCGGAACCTCAGAGGGTTACCAACGACAGTCGGGAAAGCCAGTGCAAGCGCATCCAGATCAACGCCCAGCAGTTCGTACAGGACGAATCGTGTCCACTGGACATCGTCGACGTCCAGCGAACACACCCGGCTCGGCCCCAGCACAACGCCGAGGTTATGGTTGGGATTTTTCGTCCAGAACGCCTCGGCCTTGGCAGGATCAACGATGTACTTGCCGGGCTGGTTCCACCCCCTTCCCTTCGGGCCTTTCTCGCCCGGTTGAATCGGTACTAACGCAAAATTGAATGTCTCACAGTAACGACGTGCCCAAGCAGAAAGGGGGATTGGACGATCACTCATCTACGCTGCTCCCGCAGCGACTGACAGTGAATACACGTCTCGCAGCCAACAATGGCAGCACGGCGTGGCTCCGGGATCGGATCGTCGCAGTCTTCACAGAACTGTGAGCTGACCAAACTGGTCGGGATTCGGCGATGCTTAAACAGAGCGACGTCCAACAGGTACTGAGTCTGTTCCGTAGCGCGGTCGATATCGTCAGCCATTGGCACGATCCTCCATCGCCAGACGAGCGCCGGCCATGATGCCCAGCACCGCACGAATGATGTCATTGCCCTGCTTCTCAAGCAGAGCGACTTCGTGCAGCTCCCATACACCGTCGGCAGCACCGTTATGCATGCCTGAAACGAACTCGCCCGTTTCCGTTAGAAGCTTGCCTACCGACTTGAGCGCATCCTGAGTAGCAGCGACAGGCTCCGGCTGGTACCAAACAGCTGCTGCTGGCCGCATCAAGGCGTCGAGCAAAAGCGGGCTGCCGGTGAGACGAATGACGTCCTCCAGCTCATCCGGATTAAGCCAGCGCCGCTCCTCGTCGAGTTTCAGCTTTTTTTGAAGAGCGTCGTTTTCCAACACCATGTCATGGGCAAGAGCGGTAACCCCGCCCTTGTAGTCGCGGCCGGCACGGTAAAGCGCCTGACGCAACGAAAGCACCTGACCAGCGTCAGGCAAAAGATCCATGCGACTCATAACCGTAAAATCCCCGTTTACGGTGTAGCCACAGGCAGGGGCACCCCCTATCCTACGACCACGACCGATGTGCTGTGCTAAACGTGCTGTGCGGCACGGTTCATTGTTCGAGCCAACCAGGTGAATCTTGTGGTGAGAGGACCTGGTCGGCGGAGTTGGCAGTGTTTTGCACTGCCGTTGCTGGGTCGGGGGAATCTTGTGGTGAGAGGTCCCCGGCCCTGCGACTTTTAAGCAGCTTCAGAGCCGCGAAGGTAGGCCCAGTCGATGTCTGGGCGCAGCACCTCGCACACAACCGTGCCTTTCGACTCTCTCTCAATGTTCACTGCAAGAGCGGCACTGGCCCGGCGATTACAGTAAGCAACTTGTCTGAGCTGTCCGGCAGAAGTCCCGCAACGGCGGGCAAACGCGTCAAGGTCAGATTTATTCAAAGCCTTCAAATATTCGTGCAGGGTCATATGCACCTCCGTTCAGGATGCGCAGATTAGCAATTGCTAATCGATACAGCAATAGCAAACCGTAATTTACTGTTTGCTAACGGAAAGCGATCATTGGGGAATGGATATCTATAAGCAGCGAATCAGCGCTCTGCGCGCCGCGATGGCGGGGCTGAGCCAAAAAGACTTTGCAAACCAACATGGGTTGGACGCATCGTATTTGTCCCAGCTTTTAAATGGTCATCGAAAACTCGGCGAGAAAGCAGCTGCCACCCTCGAAGAGAAGATCAACCTTCATCCTGGGAGCCTGGTGAATCCTGAGCTATTGAGTGGCTCCGATACGGCTGAAATCATAGTGCCCGCCGTTGCCCCCGTTGACAGTCGAACGGTGATGCAGTCGCTCGGATTCATTACTATCCCCCACCTCGACGTGGCGGCGTCGATGGGGTCTGGCAATGTTCCGCCCGACTCTCAAATTGAAGTGATCAAGGACATTACGGTCCACCTTGATTGGCTCAAGACCCAAGGTTTAGCCTTCTCAAGGATCGAGAACTTAGCGATCATCACCGGCGACGGCGACAGCATGGACGGGACATTTCGCGACGGAGACTCCCTGCTCGTTGATCGAGGGATTACCGAGATCAGAACCGATGCAGTTTACGTCTTCACATTGGATGGCGACCTCTACATCAAACGACTGCAACGCATGACTGGCGGCGCATTGCGCATGATCTCGGATAACCCATTGTACCCTGCGATAATCATCGAAGGTGCGGACCTTACAAAGGTCCATATTCAAGCCCGAGTCCTCCTTGTGTGGAATGCCAAGAAGCTGTAAACCTCGTGCCCATCCAAGCCCGCAATTGCGGGTTTTTTTGTGCCCAATCGCAAAGGAGTACAGATGTACTCCATTCAGTGTTGCGAAAAAAGTCTTCGCGAAATACTGTATGCATATACATACAAAGCCAAGGAGGACCCAATGGCTAGCGTAGCGCACAAGCTGGTAGCAACGATGTCTCCCGCACAGATTCTCGCGGCTCGACTTCAAACCATTATTCGCTCCCAGTCCGCTCAGGGCGATCAATATGCGGTGATCTACAAAAAACCAGATGAAGATCAACGGCACTGGGATCAGATCATCGCAGCGATAGACGATACGGAAGGTGTTCACGTAAATATTCAATCTGACGGAGCCGCGAGAATATCGTGGTACCTGCCCGAAACCCTACGTCGCCCTGAGCGCGGCAGACGCAGTAGCAAAACCGATCATTAATTTAGCATCTGCTATTGCATAGATATTTAGCTTTTGCTAATTTGACTCGTACCCCTCTCACCACAGAGTACGAGCCATGCAAACAACACAGCGAAACACCCGCTGCCCGGTGTATCTCCACCCGGCAGCGGCCTCCAGTCGCGAATCTATAGCCACCATTCAGCGCCAAACCGGCCTTCTCCTGATCATCCCGCCAAAAAGCAGAGATGCGAAAGCAGCACTTGCACCGGCAGTCGATGACTTCGGTCCATGGGGAGGTGATGCGGCATGAAGCAGATCCTGATCGGCCTCACCGGCCCTGCCCGCTCCGGCAAAACAACCGCAGCCAGTCACCTGGCCCACGATCACGGGTTGCCGCCTGTTACTGCCGAATTGGCGGAAGTATTTCGAGCTGTGGACGCTGTACTGCTTGAGGGCCAAGTCGCTTATGTGACCCCCACGCGATGCCCCGAGCGACCATATGGCGCAGTGGTGGCGGACGCAAAGGGACGGCTTTGCGCGACTGCAACCGGCAAATCGAAAGAGGGTCTCGCGGAGCTGATTCGCCTTCAGTTGGTGCCCCAAAAGGAGGGGCACGGGGAGGACGCTGCGTGAGTGAGACTTTAAGTCAGCTCCGGGAAGAGTTCGCCACGCCCTGCCCCACCTTGGGCACTGTGCGGGAACGGTACTTCTCGCACATATCGAGTGACCGCTACCTGCTTCGCAAGATCAACGCGGGCCGTATCGACCTCAAGGTTACTCGGCTGGGCGGATCGAATAAAGGCCAGCCGGTGGTGTATCTGCACGACCTAGCGACCTATCTCGATGCACAGGCCAAGTTGAAAGCGGCCTGATTCAAAGGTGGTCACTGCCTTCCAGTGACACAACGCACCAGCCCGTCGCCGTCCTCTCACCACCGATCCGGCGACGGGCTCATCCACAAGGACACAGCACATGCACGCACAGCACATCATCATTCTGGTTGGCCTAGCGGCCTGCTTTCTGCTCCTCACCGTCTTCATCCAGAGAGCAATCAAGCGGGCATTACGCAGGTCCTACTGGGCAGGAAAATCCGCAGGTATCGCCGACAGCAGCGCACGGATGGATGCATTGAATGCAGACATAGCAATGCTCGCACGCGACCGCGAACACCTTCTGCTCAGCATTGAAAAAGATCTCGCTATCGAGCATCTCAAAGAGCAGTTGAGCACGGGCAATACCGGCTCCCTCACCAAAGCCGAACTCCAGGTCATGTCAGACACAGCCATCACACCGGGGCTGACCGAAGTCTACAAGGAGGCCGCATGAGCCGTACAGGAGCACGAGATACAGCCCGCAGACAGCTTACCGAAACCCTGGGAGTGCTGACCGATTGTGTAGCCCTGTTGGGTAGGTCCCGCAAACAAGTCGAACATATTAAGACTCCCGAAGTGGCTCAGTACCTAGGGAGGCGCTGCAAAAATAGCCAACTGTCCCCACCCTTGGCACACTAAGTTCCTTCAACCAGCCTCCCTCTCCGTGAGCGTTACGCGCGTGCAGAAAACCTTCTCCGAACTCGAATATACCGGCAAGAAAAAGCAGACTCGCCGAGATCGCTTCCTGGCTGACCTTGAACAGTTGGTGCCCTGGGCCCAGCTGGAGGCGCAAG